GGCTTTAAGATTCTCAAAGAAATCTGATCGCAAAAAAGACCACCTCAAAGAGAGGCGGTCGATTGAGCCATCCAGCTGGCTGGCTGGATCTGGCATGGCATCGGATCGGTGGTCCTGATCAAATGCTGTCTATTGATAGTGGGAACGATGTAATGGGGTGGGGTGTGGCGGATTTACGTGGCGATCGCACCCCCCCGCGGGGGAAATCGAAGGCCTACGATATACGTAAGCCCCCTCAGATTTTTGTGCCTAAAGATCCCAAGGTCAACAAAGCACCATATAGGGCATATCAGCCAGTAGGATCAACCGGGGCCAGAGCAGCAGTGTTACCAAAGGTCTTCAAGCTCCTTATGACCCCACGGGGTATGCAGTTGACGTTACCTAAAAGGCAACCGTCATCTTCCCAGCTTCCGGCCACTGTGATGTACTCATCATTCTCAGCGACCAGAAGTCCCAAAGACGTAATTTCAGCGGGTCTTAGACCTTCAGCCTCTTCGGCCTCATGCCAGGGTCGTTCGTGGCCTGTAATATCGAGCCATGTCACGACGACTAGCCTACGGTCTAGTGTACCCACCGGATCTCACCGGACCTTACGGATCTTAAGTCGCAGGGGGTCTACAGCAAGCAGTCGGTCTTCAGGCCTATAGGCCTTATTGTTGTGGACTTTACTACGCAGTCGTTGGCTGGTCTTATTGGTCCGGGGTCTTGTGGAGTCATTTTGACCCTTCTTGACTGTGAAGTTAAAGGTAGTCGTTCCTCGACCAGAGGAGACGATCTTAGTTCGTTCTGCCATGGGGGTGTTCCTTCAGGAATCTAGGGATATCTACAGAGCATAATGATCTATAAGTACCTATAGGTACTATTAGATCTCGATGTGGACTTAAGATAGTCAACAACGTCAATAAATAGCTTTAATTAAGGGGCTTGAAGAGTCTTTAAGACTCTTAGGGTCTTAAGGTATTTTAAGATACTTAAGATCATATAGCGCATAGGCTCCCCCCGTAAGATTAAATGACCAGATTCTTGATCTTTTTTTCGTCTATTTTAGGGGAGTGGTTGATCGTCTCTACCGTCTACCGACGTCTTCCTGTGAGAGGGCCGGAGAGGCTGGTGGAGGGACTTTAGGATTTAGGGGTGCTGGGGCCTACCAATCCTCTGATTCTTCGTCAGAGGGGCTCTCAGGGCTGTTAAAGATGTCGTCTAGTGTCAGTCCAGTGATGATCTCATCTGGCAATGACTCTAAAAGCTCCTGCATCTCCTCGGCGAGGTCGATGTGGGTGGCTTTATCTAGGAGATACTTCTCGTAGATCAGGCAGATGATGTAGCATCGGGCGACCAGATCGCAATATGAGGACTTATAGGCCTTCAAGAGCTTTAATGCCTCTTGGTAGCTGAGGTCATCAAACATAGTTACATCCAGGTTGTAGGCCTTTTAGGGCGACCGAGGGCGTTTTTCATGAAGTTCTCCAGCTCATCGCGGAGTTTCACTTCTTTAGCGGCTGACATAAGCCGGTCCCGGTCAGCAGAGAGCTGCTCTACCCAGTACCCAATAGCCATCGACAGGACATCGAGGCGGTCATCGTGGACTAGGGCACCCTTCTGGCGAGTAATCCTGCTCATCTGGTAGAACAGTTGGTACTTGAGGGCCTTTTCAGGCTGAAGGTGTTGAGTTGAGTGGTAATCTTGCTCAATCAGCTTCCGATCTACAATGAGACGGTGGGATGAGAGCAATGGCTCTATTGTGTCGATTATGCGGCGTTCTTTCTGGATATTGTGCCTAACTTCCTCGATCGTGCAGGGGTGGATCTTAGCCAAGACCGGGGTCAAGAGGGCCGAGAACATGCCGTCGCCGAAGTTGGACTCAATGATTACCTGATTGACCTTCTGCTTCTGGGCAATCATGGATAAGGACTTCAAGACCTTCTCGTCATACCCGCCTTGAAGACCTCCGGCCTCTAGGATGAAGACCTGGGAGTTGAGCATCTTGGCAACACAGTAAGACGTTTCATCGGCACCCCTACCAGCGGGGTCAATCGCCAAGACAGAGCCGCTGTAAGGCAGCCACTCGCCCTGAGTAGCCATGGGGCGGTAGTACCTATCGCCATTGAAGCCGACATTGGGCAGCTCCTTGTCCACCAAGTCCGGGGACGCCGCCCACACCACCTTCTCAGGAGCATCATCAGGGTTCAGATTCATGACGATAAGGTCACTGAGCTTCAGGGGGTAACGGTCCTGATCACTGAGGGACGTATCGAGCATGAACTGAAGGGCAAAGCCCGACCGGCCATAAGAGGCTTCACGCTCCATGAGATCAATAGCGTCGAAACGCTTCGGGTCCGTAGGTTCACCAGACAAGTCCGGCTTCTCTTCCAAAGACTTACGGATCTTAGGAGCCAATCGGTTGCCAAGGTTGACCACCGTCTTCTCATCAGGGTAGCGAGCGGGCCAGATGTTGACGTCATACCCACGCTCTGGGAGAGACGTGTAGATTGACATCTCGGTCTGAGGAGTGCCCAAGAAGACAATGCGACCCTCGGGCTTAATGACAGCCTCGAACTCCCGAGTGGAGCTGACCAGCTTGTCCCGCATTCCCATGGTCGCCGAGTTGTTGAGGCTCTCACTGTCGTCGGAAATGATCAGGTCAGCACGTTGGCCGGTGATCTGGGAGGTGATCCCACGAGACGTGACCGAAGGGGCGTGACTCGCCGGAGCAGGGCCGACGTCAAAAGCAATCTTAGAGTTCCGTTGGCCCTCACGGGGCTTAAGGTGCTGGAGGATCGGCATGTCCTCAATCAACCGCAACGTAAACGTCGAGAAGTCGTCAGCACGAGTCTTACTCGCCGACACCACGAGGATGTTCTTAGAAGGGTCCAGAAGTAACTGGTGGCACACGAAAGCAGACGTGATCCAACTCTTACCCACACCCCGAAATGCTTGAATACACATACGGCGAGGGCCGTTCTGCAAGTAGTCAGCAATGTCGTATTGGATCGGGGTGGGCTCGGGGAGTTTAAGTTGACTCCAAGCCAGGAAGAGGAAGTTTCTGAAGTCTTGTATTCGTGGATCTATATCCATACACGAGTTATCCAACCGACTTTATCGGCGACTCCGGGTCTTGGAATGGAAGGATTTCCGCAAGATTTAACAGCGGAGAGCCCTCGGTGACGTGGGCGTCGATGCCGTTGTCCTTGAGGAACTTAATGGCTGCGGTCAACTCAGCAGCAGTAGCCTCGCCTGACTGGACACGAACAAGTAACTCCTCAGCAATCCCCTGATGGAGTTGGGAAAGGATCTTATCTAAGTCAGCCATTATGACCACTCCTTGAATACTAATGAAATAACAGTTGCAGCAACGGACCCAATGACAGCAGCAGCTCCTAAGATAGCGGAGCGACCTTGCTCCAATATCCGAATACGCTTATCAAGTACGGTTAGTTCTTCGTCGTGGGCTCGTTGCATATGAAGCAAAGATTCGACTTTGCCTTCTAAGCGACCAAGGGCCAGAAGGATCTCGCGGGTATCTTCCATGTGGAGCCTTATACGAAGTAGAAGCCAGAGAAGTTAATTGACGAAGCGGTGCTTGCAGCAATGTGCGTGGCCGACATGTTCGCCTGACTTCCCCCGGTAGCTGCGGAATTAACATGCAACGAAAGGGTTGAGCCTGAAGCTGCAACTAGCCCTACAAGGTTTGTGGCGTTAATTGAGTTGCCGCAAAGCGTAGTAAGTGTGGCGACTCCTGACGCCGACGCGGCTACAGGCAGCCCAGTAATAGTCACGTCGCCCGTGTTGGTTCCACGGTTAAAGGCAATGTAAGCACAGAAGTAAACGATGGAGCCGATGCGGGTAAACTTAGCGTGGTTGGTAGACGTCGAAATCGTCGTCGAACCGATCTTCATGACCGGAGTCCAGGTTCCCTCATCGTACACGGTAAGGGTGTCTTCGCCGACGTTAATGCCTGCAAACACAGGGCTATCTGTAGTGTCAAGCCCCGGAATGGCAGCTTTAGGTAATGTTGTAACCATGATTCTTCTTCTTGTTGGGGTTTAACCGATTTCGATAACGTAAAATGTTGAAGAGTCTACTCGGACGCGGGCTTTATTTACATGTGTAGATGCGGCTCGGTGACATACATCAATGGTAAAGTCGTCCGCACTTCCCGGCTCATAGAGGTATGTGTGGATATTATGCCGATACTCTTCTATGTTGCTTTCACTCGATAGAAACACACGATCAAGGCGAGTCTGAACTTCGGGGCCTACATTGGTGCCGTCTGTTTGTTGAGCACCAGCGGCAGAAGTAGTGTTTGCGACTAATTGTGTAGCTATGCCTAGCACTCGGTTGTCGTGACTACCGGGATCATCGGTGTCATAGTAATAGCAATCAAGGTTTGCTAACAGCAGGAACTTAGATGCGGCTGTTTTTGGAGTTACTGAGCATTTTAAGTCCGAAACTATTAGATAACTAGAACTCGAAGAATCTCTGTACGACCCCGCCGTCGCAGATACAATCTGGCGAATTGTCATCGCACCTTCGCCTTCGTACTGTAATGCTCCAGTCAACAAGTTCAGGTTGCCGGTAATATCCGCACCGTTGGCAGACACAGTAAGCTTGTCGCTCGATGTTGTAGTGCCCGTAACTGCGGTAGCACCTGTAATTGCAGTAGCACCTGTAATTGCAGTAGCACCTGTAATTGTCGTAGGCCCTGCGGCTAAAGTGCCGCCAAGAGTGGTAGCTCCTGTAACACCCAGTGTACCTGCGACAGTTGTGTTACCGCTTGCAGCCGTGACGTTGAACTTATTCGTGTTGACGGCTACGTCACCTGTAACACCCATGGTCCCTGTGACCGCTGCGTTACCTGTGGCCGTTACGTCCACGAACGTCGCATCGCCATCCTCATTAACCGACGCCAAGACAACAGGAGTTGCCGCCTCCGTAACCCACTCTTGCAGGTTGGCGGACTGGCCGTCTGTGTGCCTTTGAACCGTAAGGCTGACATCAGACGCTGTAGCTCCCTTTAGAGGCTGGTCGATCCAGGTGCGTGCAACGCCGAAGTTGGTAATACTGATAATGTCCGTGGCCTTTTTGTCCGTCCACCCTAACAACTTAATAATGTACGACTCACCTACTTGCGTAATCGTAAAGTCAGTAGTAGGCCGCTGCGTTAAGCCATTCAAAGCTACTACAAATAAATCTTGGTTGTCACTGGTAGGCGTGGGACTGCTTAGCGTCAGTTGCCAATCGTCTCCCGAGGGGTTTGACCACCCCGAATCGTTACCTAGATAAGACCATGATTGCGGAAGAGATACACTGCCCCCATACAGGCTCAGGCCGTCAACGTAAGCCTTCGTGGTAGCGTCGTTATCTCCGGTGACATCGCCGCTGAGGTTCTTAAGCCGTTTGGACTGTGCGTGGTAGTTGCCATCCCAGTCGAGAGGCAGACTAGAGGCTCCGGTTTCTTCAGCTTCTTGGGCGAGATAGAGAAGCTGGTTAGTAACCTTGTCCAGATCGGCCTCGGACAGTACCGAGCCGTCTTGGAAGTCTACAAGCAATGTAGACAGGTCAGCGGAGCGTCCTGGAGTTTCTCGGTGGACTTTAACGGTTTCGCCTGCGGCTGCTCCACTTGACAGCACAACTTTAGGAGTGCCTGAAACATCAACTGTAAAGGACGTTGTAGCAACGCCGTTAATTGATACTTTAACATGCGTAGTGTCAAGGTAAGGAAAGGTAATTGTGAAGTCAGTTTGTGCCGCCGTCGCGGTGTAGGTGACGTATGTGAGAGCCATATGGTGTTACCTCGGTCAATAGTCCAGCAATGACTGGATGTCTCGCCCAGCCCTTCGGTATGCTTTGATCTGTGTGTTGCGATTATCAAGGTTCCCCAACTCAGGAAACTCTTGCATTACTTGCTCCCGAGCGGCTGCTCGGAACTTGGTAAGAACTTTGCGAAGCTCTGCCATACGAGGGCTCCCCATGCCTTGGAGATCCTCAATCGGTAGGGCTTGATACTTACTTGATTTGATTAGCTTCTTAAGCGTCTGCTTCAAGCTGCGACCTCGAATACGGACCTGTCCGTGCAGCTCAGCCCAACGATCATAGGCCGTCTGGCCTGAGAAGTTGGTGTAAGCCTGCATGTCCACGCCGTTGCTTACACGAGGCGGAGCTCCTAAAGCACTTTGGTGCCCAAGGACGCTAAGCTCATTCATGATAATGTCGTCGTTGACTTCCGAGTAGTGGATCGGCAACGCATTGAGAGCCAAGCTGGGCCTCGCAACCTTATCGCCAAGCATGTCGCGGCGGTCCTCAACACGAGTAGTAATGCCCAAGAACGCCAAGTCCGTCTCGCCTGTTAAGCCATACTTGGCTCGAACAGCGTCGAGGACGCTTCTGATCTCTTTCTTGAACTCACTGCTGCCGAGAGTCTGCCCAGCCGCTGAGGAGAAGGGGACCATAGAGGCCACAGTCTGCTCAAGGTAAGCACTGCCGTACCGATCCGGGTTGGACAACACGTTAGCAACGCGAGCCATGCCCGTCAGATAACTCTTATTCGTGACGTTCTTAGCAGCCGCCGTAATCACAGCACCCATCAGGGCCTCAAGTGATCCGCTCTCCTCGGGTGGGGCTTCTCTCAACGCTTCGCCAATGTCGGCGACCGTGCCGAAGAAGGAGGCGAAGGGATCAAAGCGACGATAGGAATACCACTCATCACCTACTCGGAAACTGTAGGGCTGCCAGCCTGTAGCCTCCAGAGTCTTACGGCGTTGGGGATCTGAAGGTCCGCCGCCTGTAAGGGTTCCAGAGTTGTAGGCAAGGTAGCCCCCGTAGAACAGCATAGATCCGGTGGAAATGCGGCCCAAGACGTCAGCTCGGGACTCACCGCCCTCACGGATGGCTTGTGCAATCTCCTTCTGAGAGCTACGCCAATGCTTGACGGAGCCTTTGTAGCCTGCTTTACCAAGCTCCACGAACAGTCCAGCACTGCGATCTAAGAAGAACGCGGCGAGGTTGGTAGGTGTGCGTACAAAGGGCGTAACAATCCGCAAGAAGGGGACGTCGTTGACAAGGTTGTTCCACTTGTCGGCTGCCTTCACAATCCCAGCCCGGTCGGGGTCATTCAGGGCTTGGGTGTACGTGGTCACACGCCCGTACTGACGAGCCGCCAGTGCCAAGGCTCCTCGCTCCTCGTCCCAGTTGTCAGCCATGTATTTAGTGACATAAGACTTGTGAGCCTTAATACGCTCAGGGCCTGGAGACATGTTGGCCGTTTGCTCTCGGGCAAACTTATCAGCGGCAAGCCTTACGTTCTTGTGAGAGTAGAACTGACTGTCCTTGATCATGGTGTCCATGCCGCCTTCGACATGTTCAGCCAACTCTGCACCAATCTTATTTTGCTGAGCACCCTCCTTAAAGAGCCCGGCTCGCACCGTGGCCCGATAGTTCAGGTGCTTGAAGAAGGCGTCTTCGGCAATCAAGAACCGACTAGGCAAGTTCAAGGCTTTACCAATAAAGTCGATAGCCGCTCCGCCTACAGAGTCAGGGTCTACCTTTAGATTGCGGGCCGAGATTGCTCGATTAAAGCCCGTGTTGGTATCCATGATCGTAAGGTTGTCGAGGTCGTCTCCCCAATCCTTGAAAGCCGTAGTAGCCGCCGTCCATGCGTCAGAGAACTGGCTGTGGAGGTGGGCGTACATCTTCAGGCTCTCACCGGCTTCCTTGAACTGGAAGGTAGCGGCGTTGCCTAATGCTTTCTCAAAGGGCAGGAATAACGTGTTAATCGTGTTCGAGGCCATGTTGACCATGTGCGTCAAAGGCCCTGAGAGAATGGAGTTCATCCAATACTCCACAAGCATTTGAGGCTTGGTAGCGAAGTCCTTCGCAGCCTTCACAGCAGCAGCACTGCCTTGGGCATCTTTAATGTTCTTAAGCGTAGTGGCTCGCTGTTTCATTACCTTCCTGCCGCGTTCGATGTTGCCCCCGCCCACGGCTTCAAAGTAGGCTTGACGAGTCGCCACTGCTTCGGGTGAATCGCCTCGGTACATATCTTCTGGCATGACGCGATCAATGCCTTCACGGCCTCCAGCCGCGTCGTCAGCCTTAACACTCGTGACATCTTTCGGGCGAGCGTCGGGAATAACTCCCTCACCTGCAATACGCTTTTGAGCCCGGAGTCCCTGCCCCAGAACGGTCCCGCCTTCGCGGGCGGCGATCAAGAACTCATTAGCCAAGATCATGATTTGATCGGCGTGTATCAGTTCCTCATCAAGCCCAGAGTCTGTGTGCCGCTTAATAGCAGCGTCGGCTTCATTCATCAGACGATCAGCATGATCACGTATAGCAGCCTGTCGGTACACAAAGTTGCGACCTTCAGCCCCGTGTGCGGTAAGCCTCGCAATGAGGTCTCCAGGATCAGGCTCCCCAAGCATGTCGGCAATATCTGCCGTATGTGGGTTGACCTCAGCCGCAAGCTCGGCGTCCGTCATCGACTTACGGGTCACAAGGCGATTGTAATCCCCCGATCGCATAGATTTCACAACTTCAAGCGTGGCGTCTCGGGAGGTAACTCGATCAAGGTTGATATGCTCATGCCTTGGAGTAGCTTGAGAAGGTGTAGCCGCTTCTTCAATACTCGCCGCAACTGTTTTCTCAGCCTCTTTAATCTCAATACGAACAGGCTCATCAGCCTCTTTAATTTGCTTAGCCAGCGGCTCCAGTTGCTGTTTAGTGGCCTCCTTCGGCGACTCACCCATTGCACGGGCGTTGCGTCCTGCCCGCATGGCTCGCAGCCCAATCATAAAGGGCTCCATCATGCCACCAAGGATGCCACCTTCCATCAGGTTCTTAAGACGGCCCTCAATCTCGGTATCATCCTCGTCCGCTGCCAAGAACTCTGTGATTGGGTTCTGGAGGGAAGGGTACTTTTGGATCAAGTTAGACAGTCGAGCCTCTTGGGCATCAAAGACCGCGAAGTCAGCAATAGCTCCAGCCGCTGCTGCTTTCCCAAAGGACGCCGCCCACTGGGTAGCCTTCGAGGCTTTACCGACCTTAGCCGCCAAGCCTGTGGCTCTACCGGCCCATGACAGGGCTCCCATGCCCGGCACGAAGCCGACCATGAACTGAGTGATGCCCTCGGCTAATCCGCCTGCTAAGGTCTTTGAGTGCCCAAGGCCGAAGTTATCTTCAGCGTCTGGGAGGTAATCTCCTGTAACCCAATCAGCCAGATCATAGATCGCCTCACCCGCTCCAGCCAAACCACGCACCACGCCCATGCCAATATCGGCGGCGTGATCACCAAACCCCATGTCTTGAGCTGATAGGGCCTCCGGCATTTCGCCGGTTTGCGACAGCGGGGAGGATAGATTGAATTGCATATATGAATCTCTTTAGTGATAGGTAGAGTTAGTCGGCGTCAATGGCGGCTAAGTCATCGGGAGATTGGTACGGCAGGGTAAACCGCCCAATGCCATGAATTGTTTGACTTAAGAAATCATTGAAACCCATAGCGTCATTTACTCCCACACGACGGGCATAGGCTTGGTAGCCCAGAATGATCCCATTGTCTTGAAGCGACTCGTGAGTCATCAATTCTTCTTGGCGCATTTGCGGGGTGTTGATCTTAGCAATCGCGGCAAAGTCATCTAAATAGGTATCGGGGTTGACCAAAAGCCATTGGCCTGGAATGGTAGACTCAGGGAAATTAGCCAATGAAAGGCCGCTTTCCGTCATGCCTGCATCCTGCTCTTCAGGAGAAGTTCCAGCTAGTTTATGAGCTTGCAGCGCACGATTGGTGGCCTCAACATCAGGATCATCATCCCACCCAAGGAGCGTAGCGGTACGGCGGTGAAGGCCGTCCGCCCTAACAAGGTAGCCGACCCCTGAATCGTTTATGCGCATAAACTTGGCACCGTTTGCCTCTGTGACCTCAAGCCGTTGGCGGGCGTCAGCCACTGCACCGGCATTCATCTCGTTGATCCGAGAGATATCACCAGTCGAAGCGGGAAGGCCTTTAGCAGCGTTTTTATCAATGCTAGTCCTCGCAGCAGCAGAGTCGTCGATGTTATCAATATAAGCGGGCCACCAAGCAAACCCAGTTCTAAGCGCAACGTCGGGAATATCAGAGCGGCCCTCAACCGGCGTCATTTGTTGTTTAGCAAGGGATGCCGCTGTCGATCGGCTGATATCTAACGCCGCTTGGATGTCCTCTTGGGAGAAGACAATGTAGGGACTCTCTTGATTAATTTCGTTCATGCGTTCAATATCGTAATCAGACCCGTCCCCGGCAACTTCCTGCCACCAGCGGCTGTGCTGTTCGTAGGCCGCCTTGGCGGCAGCTTCCTGCTCGTCCTGTGAGCCGCCCTCTTTGGAAACTCGCTCTGTTGCCGCCAGTGCAGCTTTATTAGCACCGACCAGCCAAGAGCTGCCTAATTGATCAGCGTTACCTTCTTGACCATTAGGAGCATTCGCTATGATATCTTGCGCACGAGCACCAGTTAATGCACTTGACGTTTTTGTAGCGTCGGCGGTCACGCTCCGATCAAGCGATCGCACTGTCTGACCTTGACGATGTTCAGCATTCAGACGGCCCCACACTTCATGGGGGATCTCGCCATTGTTATCAGCAAGCCAAACTTTCTGCTCCGCTAGGTTTAAGCCACGAAACTCTTCGTAGACGTCATCTTCTTCTGAGGCGGACAAGGAGCGGGTGTCGTTCGCAATGTCATCTAAATCTTTGCCGAAATGTAAAGCCAAATAGTTATCCAGGCCTTGGCGTCCTGTAGGATCAAGATCGCCTAACAGCTCCCGTATTCCCTGCTCTACAGCCTCTCTAGTTATGGGCGTCCCTGCGGCTTTCAGTTGTGCCACTGTGGTAGACATAGCGTCTCGTGCCGCGTTAGTTGCTTCGTTAATGTCAGCCCGAGATCGCTTACTAGCGTCGTCGCCCGCATTGTCGATGAGGTCTTCAATTTGATCCAAAGCTCCGGCGTGCCGCTCTGACATGGCTAACGCACCAGACTGTTCTGTCCGTAGCATCTCCACAAGGGTTGCCAGCTTGCCCAGATCCTCTGGGTCGGCGTCTTGAATGGCAGTTTTCACATACGTATCAAGAGCCGCAACAATGTACTCCCGCCCAGCATCACCCTCGCGGTTGTAATAGGCATCCGATGCTTGCCCAATCAATTCCGCCATTTCACTGTAGCCAATCTTACCGTCCCCAAACTCATTATAGGCGTGGTAGGCGGCGTCCGTTAGATCCGCACGCCCTTGGCTAACCATACGGCTTTGACGCTGAGACGACACTTGGGCCAGCCACTGACTGGAGTAGTTTGAATACAACTCCATAGCCTTGGCTTTAGCCCGTGGTCCCAGTCCTTCAGTAAGTGACGCAAAGGTGTCTCGGGCAAACTCAGCGGGGTTTAGGTTGGCAAGCGGATTCGAGTATTTAGATGTTTCAGAGATCAGCGTCTCTTTATACTCATCCCTCATCAGCCTCTCGGCCAGATAATCCTGAGCATACAGTTGCCTGTAGGGACTTGAACCGTAAGGGATATCCCCCGCCTGTTCGGCTGCACGGGCTTGGCCCATCAACTCAGCCTTAACTTCATCCAAAGTCAACTCACCCACTCGGACAAGTTCTTCCTGTGACGTCACCAACTGCTCAGTGGGCCTAGCAACTCGCAGGTTGTAGTTGGTCATCGCTGACACAAGCTGGTTAAGAGCCGGGGTGATCTGGTTTTCAACAAGCTCAGGCCGGGCTACGGGAGCCAGTCGTTGAGGAGCTTGGGGACCTGGATTGTTAGGGCGATAGTAAGTGTTAGTAATTCGGGCCTGCGGGGCCGGGAGTCGTTTTTTACCCATTCGTGTTTACCATCCCCATGATTGATTACGCCACCCTTTGTCGCCATAGCCTTGATACCAAGAGCTATACCGTGACTGATACAGATTTGAAGCTGTCGGCTGTTGTGTAAGCCCTGCCAACTCGGGGTCGTAGTTTCGAGAGTAGATGTCCAGTGCGTTAGCACCAAAGGACAGTAAGGCCGCGAAGGGGTTCATGCCCTGAGCCTGTGGGGCCATAGGCGGCGGAAGATTCGGAAGCGGCACAGGCCCCGGAGTCGTAGAGTCAATCTGAGCCTGAGCCCGAGCCTCTACCTCATCCATCATGCCCATGTGGGCTCGGATACGCCAATCCTGCTCACGTCGTACATTCTCGACGTTCTGGAGTTCATTCATCTTGATCGAGTCAAGGAGATAATCGACGCTGGCTCCCTCGACGCCTCGCTCTGCATCTGTCCCCATTTGAGTAGCAGCCACTGAACGACTTGCATTGACGATCTCTTGAATCTCCATGCCTGCTACAGCGGCCTCTTCTCCCATGCGTTGTGCAATCTCAGCGTAGTTACGACCTGCGGAGGCCACGACCCGATCCCGGTTCTCGTAGTGAGTGTCGAGCTGGTGGGCAATGACCGCTTCCCGGTGGGCCATATCTTGGGCGTATTGAGCCTGCTGATTAAGGTATACCTGCTGATTATATTGGTTCTGGGCTGACGCCTGTTGGCCGCTTTGGATCATTCCAGTAACCGTACCAGCAGCAGCCATGGCTATCTGGGCTTCAATAGAGCACATATCAGCGAATCCTTACGATTTCATAAAAGGGAAGACGACCTACGCCGAACTCTGGGTGAAGGTTAATAAACGTAAACCCAAGCCAGCGAAGCCATCGAATATGTAACGTGTTCCTTGCATCCACATAATTGAAGAGCAGAGGGTAATTTTCGTGGAGGTCATTGAGCCAGTAGTGAGACACCCTTAAGAACCCCACACGGGCATCATGGATCTTATCGGTGCCTACGAGCCACACACAGCCCACCTCATCCTGGAAATGGGAGACCCCAAAGACAATGAAGGGCTCATCCTCATACAGGCCAATGTAGGACTTCTCCGATTGCTCGTAACTGAACTGAACAACGTCCTCTGGATCTCTGCCCCCCAAAGCAATAGCCTCGTTGCGGTCAGCGTCCCGAAGGTGAGTCGCTACCCAATCAACATCCTTCTGAATGGCAGGGATAATTTCAACCATATGATCAGACGTGAAGGCCTCGGTCTCGGCGGGTGTTGACCGACATCTCAAACTCTGCGGCTGTAATAGAACAGGGCAAAGGCGTGTCGTTCTTGCACGTAATCGTTACCTGACTGTTCTTGGAGTATACAGGCACTCTGAAGTTTCCAGTCTCCAAGGGCACAGAGCCTACCTTGTTCCCACCGGACCCAAGGATTCGGCCTGTAAAGGGGTGAGTGCTTTGATCCCGATAGTCTGGGGTAACTTCAACCTTGAAATACCCAGTATCGGAATAGCTCAGGGTCACATAGCGAACCTGAACCCGAGCCTCTGTAATGAGCGTGTTGCCCCCAGTTCCTGAAGGCTCCCGAAGGACCACATCACTGAACTGGTAAAGCATCTCATAGGCAGTGCCGAGCCAGAAATCTACGCCAGTCAACGAGGACTCCACCACGATCTGGTTGGAATCGTTGGTCTGAGTGACCACAGGGATGCGAGCCCCTGCCTTTGTCATCACCTCGATTGTCGTGTTGGTGTAGGCCTTGTACGGCATGGTGATTGTCAGCCCATCGCTTGACAGGGAACAGGAAGATTGATCCACCCGGCGATCCAGCAGAGTGCGATACGATACTCCTGTATCGACCAAACCCGACTCCATCCTCATCTTATCGAGGAAGATTCCGTCGGCTCGCTTCACCACCATGTAGAGGGCGGTATCAAGGAACTCAATACCCAGGATCGTATCGTTGCTGGAGAACGTAAAGCGGCTCCAAGCTGATTGCAGCCGTTCGTTCCCAGAGTCGTGGAACTTATAGGCATAAAGAGAGCTACGATCCTCATCGCCCAGTAAGAACAAGATGTCCTCATGCGAAGAGCCCGCCATGTCTCGAAGATTGCCTGAGATGTACTGAGGCACTTGTGCAGAGATGTCCGACGCATCAAAGAGCGTAGGGGTATCCCCAGCTACAAAGTATTGGCGAACTCCACTGTAAGAGCCCCTTGAGAACCCAAAGTAAATCGAGTTCCCAAGGGTCACGGGACGAACATCAGAGACCGACTCGTAATTGGTGGTCTTAGTCATCGAGACAGTGCGAGTGCTTAGGGGGACGCCGCTCTGAAGAATGAATTGAGTCTGCTCAGAGAACAGGACCAACTGGTTGGCAACAGGGATCGCCGAAGTGAGCAACGAGACGGACCCGTGCGTACTGGCGACATCAATGTTGTCGGTATCTAGGACATCCGTGACGGTAGTCCGCCAGAAGTTAAAGAACTCACCTGTCTCACTGAGGATGACGTTCTCGTCAGCTAGGAGCCCGAGGCGGTTCTTGAATAGGAAGATGTCATTAAGTTTCTTGCCCACAAAGGAGGGGTCGGCGTTGCTTACGTCGTCGCCGACGTTTCGCTCGCTCCACAGCGGCAGCTCAGTTGCTCCACCGTCTACAGCACCAAAGATAAAGGTGCCGTCAGCCTTCCGTACAAGGACATGGGGCATGGTAGCGGGGTCGAGCTTGTACTTAATAGGGTCGCCTGCTGAGTCCTTGGAGCCTCGGAACTCTTCCCAGATGCCCTTGCCGAATACGCCGTCGTCAGCCACAAACTTCACGTAGTAATCATCACGGGTATCCGTGGCATCTCCGACAATCTTGACCCTAAAGCCGTGAGGGGCTGAGGTCGGTAGATCCGACAGGTGCTGGATCTCATCCTTAATAGCGATCAGCGACGTGTCGCCCTGACCGTCAGCCGCGTCTACGGTAAAGTCAGTCGTGTCGTCACTCTTGACCCAAAGGACCGAGCCGGACTGTGTAAGAGTTACGCCGCTGTTGGCGTGGAGGCCTCCTCCAGTCAGTGTCTCCGTTGCGTCACCTTGAGCGGTGCCTGTCCGTAGGCCCGTCACAATCATGTCGGTAGCAATGTCATCCCTATCAGTAGCGACTGCACCATCGGGCGTAAGGATCTTGGTGGCATATGTTGTACCTCCCATAGTGACCGTGGCCTCATACATGGAGCCATAGTCACCTTGGGCCAAGTAGAACAAAGCTTCTGGGTTGCGGCCTGCATCGGTGTCCGACGCCATCGCTACCTTTTGCGTGCGGTTTACAAAGAACGTGTAGTCCGCAATCGTAATGGCCCGTAGATTCGTATCCGCATACGTAGTGGCATCAGGCATTTGGAGATACGCGGTCGTATTTGGGGTCGCCACGGTTATAGGTTCGCCTGCTAAGTCGTTGACCTTAATGGTCGCCCCTGTGTGATCAGCTTTGACGGTAACGATGTACCGCTCACTAATGTCACGATTGATCAGGTGCGTGAAGTAGTCTTCCGTAGCTCCGGGAGTCGCACTATCTAAGTTGGCAACATGCTCAGTAGGCATACGCTTTGTAAGCCCCTCAAGCACTGAAGGAAAGGCGTTATCCATCGCATCGCATTGGTTATCAAACCGAACAGCGTCCGGTTGCTGAGATACCCCACCGATGAGATTAGCAATTCCCTTGGAAAGTAAAGCCATTAGCTAGAGATCCTGTTGATTACGTTGCCTCGATCAATCGCCTTGTAGACGTCGTAGTTATCAAAGATCGTGAAATCTCCGCCGTCAGTCTCGGCTTCTCGAAGCGTGACTAGAGCCTGGAACTCGTCCATCTGCGTGAAGTCGTGGTGCTTGCCGGAGCCGACGACGCGGTCTTGGAACTTACGGGCGGCTCGGATCATGATGTAATTCCGAGCGGCTTGCGGAAGGTAGTCCCACTCAAGCAAGTAGGTGACAGTGCATTTCAGCGTGTCGGTGATCGTGTAAGTCCGATCGGTCTTGTTGTAGATTTTGGAGCCCCGCTGAATGTAGAGGGTTGTGCCAGCGTTTGCGGGCTCAACGTCAATACGAGCTATATTAGACCCTAAGACGATCTCGTTGTCCGTCGTCGGGTTGAGGGGCACTTCATACTCCCGATTGAAGTTCCAGCCAGCAGCTTGAACCTCGCGGGAGACCTCATCCAGTACCGTTTTAGCCATGATGACATCAGCGGTCTGCGAGGCGGCATCCAGCGTGTTGACTGGAGCCTCGCCAATAACACTCATCATGGTGTTAATGGCTTCCAGTTTGGAAGTTGCTGCAAGGGTCATGGGAGTTCCTTAAGAGAAAGGCAGTGACCCCCCGAAGGGGGCCACCGCCGGAGTGGCCGGGACAATGGCCTAGTAGAATCAGACAGCCAACTGCACGAGAGCTTCGTGACGAAGGACGTCGTGGCCCATGGCGTACCGAGCGACCATCAGGGTGCCCTGACGTTCAACTTGGTATTCACTCTCAACAGAGAGGTCCATGAGTTTAACTGTGCCAAGTGCGCTCCGCTGGAAGCAAAGTGCCTTAACGTCGTGACCGGCAGTGCCTACGAAGTCGTGAGCACCGGAAGCGGAGCCGAGGTCGCCAGCGTCTGGGGTCCAGTCTGCCGTGGGCAGGTGGTTGGACTTCAGGATCTGGATACCTGCAACGCTCAGAACAACACCACTAGCAAGGGAACCGTTGCCATCGTTACCGTAGTCACGGTTGATAGCATCCTTGTTCTCTTCGACCAGAAGGTAGTATTCTGCTGGTGCCATGACGCAGAAGCGATCATTGGCGGGCACGTTTTTCTCGTCCATTGCCTGTGCTGCATCAACGATGCCAGCCAACAGATGAGCACCGTTTGAAGCGTCACCGATGTCAATCTTCGTACCAAGGTACGTAGTGGGACTGGTGTTGCCGAAACGGTCGGTGGTTGCACGGGCTCCTGCGAAGCCGTAATTGATCAGCGTAGTATCCGCTGCGTTGGCAAGGGCAAAGCCCATTTGCCTCGTATACTCTGATCTGACGTCCCAGTGGTTTTTAGCTTCGTCAATGTTTGCGACGAAGACACCAGAGACCAGCAGATCATTGATCGTAACGGTGATTTCACCAGTAGCCACTGGAGTTAAGTAATCGTTACCGCCTGCATCCTGATCCTCGATGATTGACTCACCGGGAGTGTGATAGCGAGCGTTGGCAGTACCGACTGCCGGGAACTGAGCGGACTTACCGCTTGCGATAGTACGCACGGTGTGACAGGGCATCATCACGCAAGCTTCCTCGAACGAGGCCAGCACTTCGCCGGCCCATTGTTTCAGGAAGAGTTCATTTTGATCCCCAGCATTATCGAGCATACCTGGCCGCGAAAGTTGCATAGCCATAGTAAATACCTTTAATGAAGGTTAAGGGGTTAGAACGTGTCGCGTTCACAACGCCTCGGACCACCAGTTATCCACCGCAATGGGCCGGTTCCTAATTCGTAGTTACTCTTGCGACTCAATAGATCCGGCATACCAACCTTCAGGAAGGTCTACCGAATTGCTGGACAGCTCCCACGTGGAGCCGTTCCAGTAATAGACTTGGCCTCGTATTCCGGGGCCAAGCCGAATTAGTCCATCAGATTCAGGGACGAAGACCACCCGTGAACCGCCGCAGCTTATCACGCCAACGGCGACGGATGTCATCAGGGACGCGAGGAGCGTCCATCGCTGTATCTGTCTCATGTGCTTTATTCCAAGTAAAGGGGATCAAAGCCTTAAATAAGGCAAACAGTGCTGTTGTTAAGGCTTCCCACATTACTCGGGCCTTATCCAGCCGTGCTGGTTAGGGGGCGTCGTCGTATACTTGCGAAGGGGCGGGGCATCTAGCCCGTACTTTCGACGGATACTGTAAAGGTGTTCGCGGTCTCGTTCGCTCAAACCATCAATACCGCGCTTTTCCGCCTTCTTAACAAGGCCCGCTTTCCCCGCCTCGCTCATTGCAAGAAGGACGTGCATACCTGACGTTTTCCTGCCAGAGTTGGTTGTTATGGTACACATCTAATTAGTCCTATTCTGGTCTTATCCAGCCCCAAGCGTTGGGCGGAGTGGTGTAACGCGGTTGCTGCGGCTGGGGCGGCGGTGCGGCTGGGGAAGCAGGAAAATCCTTTCGGGACAACAGGCCCTTAAACGGCGTGCCCGCCCGAGCGTATCGTGCATTTTCCCGCTTAATCTCATCCCGAGCGAGATTGTCGAACCACGTATCAGTTCGCCCCGGCTTATCTAAATAGGCTCGATCCACAGTGCCATCGGGATTTCTGGCGTAACACATATTTAAGAAGCTTCCCTTTTCAAAGTAAGGCGGGCTCCCGTGTAACCAAGTGCAACGAGTGCGGACTCAACAAGCCCAACAATCTGACCAGTTGCACCTTCAATAGGGAGGACGCCACTTGCGACAAAGGCTCCAAGAGCCACAGCAGCAAGAGCGAGATAGAACTCTGTCGTCTTGTATCCAGGTTTACTCGGCATTTTAAGATTCCTACTTAAGATTGGAAACGGCGAGGCGTTGCTTCACCTCTTCTTGATATGCGGGATCGTTTCGGTAACGGTTGTCTTTCATAGCGGTCGTTACCTCGGCCCACGAACGGAAGCCTTGGGAAGCGTTTGCAGCTCCGACTTCACCTTTAATAAGATTAGGACGGCCCTCTGCTTGCTGATAGCGAGCGTGCAAGCCTTGGATGTTCATCATGATGGCGTTCTGATCGCCTGAAGCCATGGCGTTGTCGTAGGCTTCAATCTCGGCATCTGATAAGTTCTTATCAGCCCATTGCGTCATAGCAGCATAGGCATCTTCACCGCCTACGGAATCCAAGACGCTGGCCCGATGAGCGTTCATCAGGGCTTTTTGCCCCTCAACATACGCTTGAACCAAGTCCCGAGGGAGACCACGGGACTCAAGATCAGCATAAGACTCATCGGTAAGGTCGCCACTTTGCAGCAACTGCTCATTGTAGTTTTGCACGTCTTCTTGCGACACGAGAGCACCCTCTGCCCCCTCGGACAGTTCGGTGTCTTGGGACATCTGGTCGCCCTCTTGAGGCATACCCGATTGCATTCTTTCGAGTTCTGCATACGACCTCGCCATTGCTTCAACATCGACGGTCCCATCTTCTTGGATGAACTTGTCCGGGACTTCAAAGGCGTATTCCTCGGGAGTTTGTTGGGCTTGCCCTTCCGACGAGGCTTCTTGCTCATTCACGCCTTCCAAGTTAGGTTGATTAGGGTTATTGGGGCCGGAAACGTCCCCACCGACTTCAATACGTTCAGACATGTCCCTACACTCCTTGTTGTTTGATTTCTTCAACCGACTGCTTACCCAGCGTGTCGATCATTTGAGGCCCAAACTGTTGAGCCGCTTGTAGAATCTGTTGTTGTTGATATTCAGCTTGCACCTGCTCGGCGGACTTAATAAGCCCCTCGGTATCCAGGCCCAGAGCCATCGCTCTGCGATCCATATATTCCCGCATATTGACGAACTGGTTGACGACATCAGGGCCTAAGAGCTGGCCGACGCCCACGAGGAACTCATCCATCTTATTGAGATCATTACCTCGGCCCAGTGCCTCAACGCCTGTAATGATAGCCGGGCGGACCAGTTCATCAGGAAGCTCAGGGAGCCGCTGATCTCGTTGCATCTGATCCATTAAGCGGCCCACCAGCGGGAGCTGGAACTCTTGGCTTAGGACGCTGTAGATGCCGCCAAGTTGCCGCTCGATGCTTTGGGTCACAAGACGGACTTCTGCCGCCGTGACTCGCTCAGCATTTCGTATCGAGCTATCAGTTAGCAGAAACGCATACGACAGACGATCGCTGATCGTTTGCGACGTTTGATAAGCAATCGAGAGATCCGACGCTTTATTAAGTTGCAAGACCGACACGTCGTTCGCTGAACCTTCAACGATAGCACCATTAGGGGCCTCCGCGAGAACCCTTGGGCGGGTCACTCCGTTAGGGGCAACAAGAAACAGAACCTTCGCCGCTGCTGCCGATGCTTCGACAATCGAGCCCGTAAGGGACTCAAGGCTGCGGAGGTCTCCGATATATTGTTCGACGTAGCCCCGGCCATAATCTTCGCCGTCCGTGCGATTCATACGCAGAACAACGTAAGGACTCTTATCGGCTGGATAGGTGCCCTTTGATCCGGGCACAACTGCTCCATTGATTTCTTGATAGACCTCCATCATCCCGTCATCAAGCATCTTGATACAGGTGTAGATATCTACCGCGTTGTCTTTTGAAGTGGCGTCCATGCTGGGAGCCGCAAGGCCTTTCGCAGCTTCAGGAAGCAAGTCAACCGAAACGGACTCTTTAGTAATGATGATCCGTGGGTTCCCCATGGGATCACGCTTGCAAACGTAGCGATCCAGGTGGAATACCCGCATACCCCCCTCATCGGGGAGGTGCAGCAAGGCGTTTCCTGTCACGATCAAGTGACGCAAAGCCTCAAAGGTCTGGACTCGGAAAGCCTGAGTTTCAATCTCGGAACTGACCGACCGCTCAATCTTGCTTAAAGACCGTTCGATCTGAGTCTTAATATCCCCATCCTGATCCTGCCCCTCCAATTCGCTCAGGGCGGCAGGGTCAATGACCAATCGAAAGAAGGGAGCATTTGGAGGAAGCAGACTCAGGAGGAGAGCCGAAGCCAAGTTATTCACGCCTCTAGCCCCTACGCTTTGGTAGGGGGTTGGCAGTTTACTGTGGCCGGTGTGCCCTTCATCCGTCATGATAGTGGGGATTGTCAGCTTGGCTGCATCCCGTGCACGTCGGATGTAAGGGTCACGCTCTGAGCACAGTTTGGTGTAGAGGCCTTTGGAGGCTCCGGTGCTTTTATTCATAGGTCATGCCGGGTAGTTCATTCCCGATCCTGTGTAGGGGATACGGAGGGCGGATTTTCCGCGCTTTCGGCGAATAGCCAAACTGCCTGTGCGAGCAGCGATACTCTCCGTGGTGTTTGTTCGCCGGGCCGTCTTAATCCCCTCTGGTCCTCGGGCTCTAGGGGGCGGAGCCGGGGCCTTGGGGGCTGGCAAAGACGGCATGAAGACGGGCGGGGGAGCCGGAGGGGGCGGTGGAGGTGGAGGGGGTGAGCCGCCACCGCCGAATGGATTACTGCACATTATTTACTCTCCAAGATGGTCTCGTTTTGACGACGTTGGTGTTCGATAAGCACGTCCACGACAGCCCGCTGCCCAGCACGAAACCATACCATGCGTTCCGTGTCCTCAAGACGCGGGCAAGCGTCGGGGAACATTTCGCTTAGAACCTTGACTAACGCCGCCGAAATAGGGGGTAGGGGTTCCATAAGATTCAACGGCTCCCTTTTTCACGGCTAGAACTCACATACGCCGCAAGCAAGCAGACGTAGTTAATTACGTCGATGCAGGTGTCATCAAAGCTTTCGTCGGCTACCTCGAACTTCCCGGTCTTACAGAACCCAGAGAGCCTCTTGATCTTGTCGGCTATGCGGACCACGAAGCCCTGCTCGGTGGTGACGCCCACGCCCAGCTCCTCCACGAACATGAAATTCTGGAAGGGGTTCGTGCCATCGACCCCGCCGCTGTAATCGTGGTTCTTCTTAATTGAGAGTTCGAGGGCAGTCTTGCAGAGTTCCCGGTGAAACTTGAAGTAACCCTCACGGTTCATTTTGGATTCCATAGTTGTACCTCCTCGGTGATCGGATTCCATTCCCCCTCGCGGAGGATTCGAGCTACGCGAGCCTGTGAGAGCGCAAACTCTTCCCCTAGCCCCGCTTTTTGATACGCCCCCACCACTTCTTCCCACGTCCCCTCTTCCAGTATCTTCTCGGCACTAACAGGCCCCACCTTGGGGCACCCCTTGTACCCATCGGTGACGTCGCCCGTCAGGGCCTGGATCAGGTGGGAGCGGTCGGCCTCTTCAGGCGTGATGGTCTTAAGTTCTTTAGTGGCTGGTCGGTACAAGCGTCCGGGGATGGTCTGAAGATCCTTATCGTCGCTCACGATGATTGTGTTATCAGTAGCGAGGACGCCCATGACATCATCCGCTTCTAAGGTCTTGAAGCAAGCCGTGGGATATGCACTGATCAGGTACTCCCGAATGGGGACATAGATCACCGGCTTCCGCTTGCCCTTACGGTTCCACTTGTAGGTCGGAAGAACTGCGTGCCTCCAGTTCGTTTGGTCTGACAGGGCTATTAAGACACCCTCGGCCTCCAAAGTTTCTTGAAGGCCTGAAAGCTCCTGATCAACCATGTCCCTCGCAAGCTTGGCGTCAGCCGTCAGCGACCACCAATCATTGCCCCAGTGGATCGGTTGTTCTACAGCAGAGGTAATCTGGTAGATCAGGATGTCGCCATCAACGAGTAGGGTTGTCATCGTCTTCTCCGTCCTGTGATATGACCATCATCCGCCCTAATTCAATCATTCCCAAACAGCCATGGAACGGCCCACAGCACCCGAAGAACATAGCGTCCTCTTTATCCGTGCGGTTCGCCGAGCCAATAAAGACCATGGTGTCCATACGCTTTTGAAGTTCGGCCAGTAGCCGCCCAGTTGGAATAAACTCAAGGCTGTTCATTTGTCACCTCGTACACGTCCCACCCATAATTTCGGGCAGAGCCCCCGCACTTCTCCAAATAGAGAGTTTGAGTCTTAGGGAGCTTAGATTCAGGGATTGACCAAAGGCGTCCATCCTTCGCCACAGCAACAAGTAGGTCGAAGTCCCCCGGCTTGTAGGACGTCGGCAGCTTACATCGCAGATAGGTAGAGCCGCTCTTTTCCCAACGTGAAGCCGTCTTGACTTGGACGCGGTGCGTGTCCCCATTGCGGACCATAACAAAGTCACAAGGGCTCTTACCTGTCGGGGGCCAGAAGACCTCCCATCCCCGCTCAGCAAAGTGGGCGGCGGCCCGGTATTCATTGGCCGAGCCAGTTTGGGAGTTGGGGTGCATGTGAATCCTTTCATCAATGCGTCTCCGCCCACGTCTTGCCTATCTTGAACTCCCCTTCAAGCGGGCATCTGAAATCGAACAACTTCCCTGCTGATCGAATGGCTTCCACAGCCAGCTCCCCCACATATGGGGCCTCTATCTCACTGGCTTCGTATTGGATTTCGTCATGGATATGGGCGACTTGTCTGACTTTAAGCTCGGTCTCGATGTGGAGATGACGAGCTTCGATAGTGGCCTGCTTCATCAGCACGGCACCGGCTGATTGTAACAAGGCATTAAGGGCTGAATGCTTAGATCGGATAGGTATGTGCCTGCCGTCCAGTCCCACAAGGTAATCTCGTTTCTCCAAGGTCTTATTGATCGCGTCCTTCAGGTGCTTAAGTGCTGGCATCTTCTTAAGGAATCGGCTCATCAATCGCTGGCCGTCCTTCACCCCGCCATTAACAATGCTCCCAATCTTCTGGGGGCCAGCTCCATAAAGCCAAGCGTAGATAAAGGTCTTAGCTTGGTCACGGGTCTTCAAGCCCGCCGCCTTCTGGTTCGCGGTATGGATGTCGCCCTTGTCAATGATCTCGGCGTACAGCCCTCCATCAAAGGGAGCGAGGTAATGAGCCAAACACCGCAGCTCCAGGCCTGACGCATCTACACCAACGAGGAGCATCCCTTCAGGGGCATAGAAGAGGCTACGGCACTCCTTGCCATAAGGAGCATACGCGGCTGGAGTCTGAGCGACGTTCGGGCGTCGGTGTGTACACCGCCCCGTCACGGTGCCGTTCGTGTTGACCCGGCCATAAATGCGGCCATGGTCTTCCAACTTCATCCACGCTTCATTGCCCTCAGCCAGTTGGCCCAGCCGCTTGGCAATCGTCAAGTAGTCCACAAGGAGCTTAGCCTCTGTGTGCGTCATGGCCTTAAGAATAGACTCATCGACTTGTGGCTGACCCGAAGGCGTAAAGACCTCGGGCTTCCAATCGTATTTATCCATAAGACACCGTGCAATCTGCTGCCGGGAGTCTGGGTTGAAGGGAGTCTCTCGCTCACGAGGCGGTCCCTTCGCAATCTCTGCGTCCTTGAAGCCCGCCTTCTTCGCTTCCGTCTTCGTCTTAAAGCGGCGATCTCCAACTCGCCAGTAAGCGGGGGTCTTCATGACCTCCACCGTAGGAGGGAAGGCGGAGACAAGCTGCTCTTTCAACGCCTCCCGCTTTGACGACAAGTTAGCGTAAAGCTCGGCAGCTCCTGAGAGATTGAATGCGATCCCATTCCGCTCCTGCTCATAGATGCAGCAAGCGAAGGCGTGCTCTAGTTGCACCGCCAACTCATCGACGTCTTGCTCCTCAATCAGCTCCCAGAGCTTCTGGGTCACAAGGGTATCTTGGATGCAGTAGTCCAACATCTCATCATTGAGAGCGTCCCACCCGCCCTCGTAGTTGCCCTTGTGCTCCCCAAGCCGATGGCCCCAAGCCTCAAGGCTGTGGCTGCCTACAAGGTTCTTGGGAAAGTCTGACGAGTAGTTCTTAAAGTCCCGGTCCTTCTGGTCCGAAAAGGCAAGGCGAGCCATGACCATAGTGTCGCGGACAAGGCCACCGGGTCGCCAGCCTGGATAAAGCTTCTGGATAGCTGGGATGTCAAAGGCCATCCCGTTGTGCCCAACAATCAAGTCCTGATTCTTGAGGAAGGTCAGCCCCTGCACCATGTTCTCTTTGGTGTAGTAGGTGGTGTCGTTACCCTGACGGATTACCAAGCAATGAATCTCTTCCAGCCCTTCAAGAGTGCGGAAGTTATCAATCCCAGTAGTTTCGATATCAAAGATGGTAGGAGTCATAGGTCTTCCAAGATCAGAGGGGTTTGCTCACCACACCACAAGCACTCGATATTGAAGCTGTAGTATTCTTCAGCTTCCTCACGCGTCATGCCTTGCTGTTGAAGAGTTGTGATAATCTTCGCCTGTGAATAAACAGCCACCGGCTCTCGGGACCACTGGCTGCCAAAGCCGAGGAGTGCGGAGTCCAGCCCATCAAAGACAATGGCGTTATCTTGGCTCATAAATCATCCGGGCTTATCAGCCCCTCCTCACACATCCACTCTCGGATCACCGGGTCGTCCATCAAAGCGTTCCGCAGCTTCTGGAGTGCTTGGTAACAAATGCTCTGTAGGTGCTGGCGGGTGTATGTGCGACCAGTTGTCACCTTCAGGTGCTCGCCGATCTGATCCCAACTCCAACTGCCTCTTGACTCGTAGCCAGTAGGCGTCAGTTCCCGCTTTCCAAGGACCACGCGGTCCCCCATTCCAGGTTCTTGCCATCGTTTCAAAGTCATCGTTAGGAGCCCATCTATCGAGATACGCCCAGAAGATTCGCTTGGCGTACTCTAGGTTCTTGCAATCCTCATAACGTCCTCCCAACGCCATGTCGTGTTCGATGGCATCCTGCCAACAAGCACGCGATATCTGAAGGGGGCCAATCGATCGGCCACCATCACCTACTGCATTCTCTGGGTCGGGGTGCCCCCCGGTCTCTACCATCCGCACGGCTTCAAAGAGACTAAAAGGGAACATCATCCACATATGCTTCGTTCCATTCGTGGAGGCGTCCGGTGCGAGAGTCGTACTTGACGCTACAGGCAACTCCGGTGTCTCCGGTGTATCGGTTCTTAAGGACTCTGAGGGTCGTGATGTTCTTACGTTCTTCGTCTTGCTGATCCCTCTCCAGCCCGATGCAGATATCAGATAGCTGAGCAATAGCACCACTACCCCGCAAGTGACTAAGAGATACGTGCCCACCTTCTTCATGGCTTCTCCCTTCGGGTCGTTTGAGATGTGAGACGATGACGAGGGCGATCTGAAGCTCTTCCACTAACGACCGGAGGCGGGTCATCGTGTTGTCTATCAGTCGCCGCTCGTCACCATCACCAATACCTGAAACCACGATACTCAAGTGATCCAGGAATATGTGCGTGCAGCCCATGCCGCGAGCCATGTAGCGTATGCGGCTCAACAGGTTTGCACTTTCCAACGAGCCCCAATGGTCGTACAGAACGCAGCGACCATTGCCCACCGTGGCCTCGAAGGCTTCCCTCTTCGTCTCTTCCGTCACCTCTTCCTGCCCCCACTTGAATGGGGGGATCTCCATATGAAGACCCATAAGGCACTCGGCTGATTGTTTGACGTTCTCTTCCAACGCCACAATCCCTACCCGATGCCCTTTGTTCAGCAGCCATAGCTGCCACTCTCGGCACACGCTACTCTTCCCAAGCCCCGTGCCACTGGAGAGGGTGACGACCTCCCCTTGTCGGAGCCCATACGTCTTTTCATTCAAGCCAGCCCACGGGTACTCAACGCTCTCCTGATCCCGCTCCTCAATGATGCGTTCCCACAGCTCCTCACCGGGGACCACGCCATCAGGGCGGTAGGCCTTTGCTTCCCAGATGGCAGAGATCAACTCCTTAGTCCGACCGGCTACCAGCATTTCATTTGGGTCGTTGAGGGGGAGGGACGCTATAGCCGCCTTGCCCGGTGAGAGCAGTAGCGCACACTCGACTGCTGCCTTCTGTCCCGGCTCATCCTGATCCAGCATGAAGACAACAAGGTCAAAGCTTTCCAGCCACTCTAAGTGCTGGCGGATTACCTTGGCAGCCCCGGCTGCACCGGAAGGTACAGACACTACAGGCCATCGATTGTTCTGCGCTTGGGAAACCGACATCGCGTCGATCTCCCCCTCTGTGACCACTAACTTCTTTCCCCCCTCGCCCCATAGGCGCATGCCCCACAGGCCGAGGTTCTTCCCCTCGCCAAGAATTGCGAAGTCCTTGTCTTTAGTTCGTACCTTCTGGGCAACCACCGCACCCTCTTCGTTGCGGTAGTTAGCTACCTGCACCGGCTTGCCCTTCCACTCCCCAGTTCCATACGAGAACTTTCGGCAAGTGTCTGTGGAGATGCCCCGCTTAACTAACGGCCCATACTCGAACGTGATCATGCCGCCAGAGTGGGGAGTCTGTTCTACCACCTTCACCGTTCCTTCAGTTTCCAGGTGGCCGCACCCAAAGCAGTAGCCATGGCCGTCATCGTAGCGGGCCAAGTTGTCCCGGCTGCCACAGGAGGGACAAGGCTCGTGAGCTACAAACTCACTCTCACGATCATCCAAGGACATAGCGAGCATAGCTTTTTCCCAGCGTATCCTGCTTCATGTCCGTCTCAATTTCATACCCACGATCTCGGAGGTCTTTAATCCGAGCCGCCAGCCGGTAGATCCGGTACAGAAGTAAAGCCTCCTGCGCTGAAATCGAACCCTTCATCTCCAAATGATTCAGGATGAGCTGTGCCTGTGACGCCTTCTTCATCTTTCCGCCGAACAAGTCCATTTGTGTCATTGGTTTTCTCCTCGACCCAGAGGTCGATAAAGCCTTCGTCGTCTGCAAAGTCTTTATGGGCACAGATGTTTTCGATCTGTATGTCGTCCTCCCAGACGATCCCGTTGCAGCAGTCCAGTAAGATTTTCAGGTAGTTGTCGATGTCACCCCGAGGTGTGTTGAGCTTGGAAGTCTTTGGCCGCTTGACGGCAAAGGCTACCCAAACCCGAAGCGATCCGCTCATTGGCTTAGCGGGGAGAAATCCTTGCTCCCGCATACTACTCAGCAAGGCCACGGCCTCTGAGCGCATCGCCTGATGCCGCTTCCCGTAGTAAGTGCCCCACTTGGAGACACGCGGGCGAGAAGCTGGCACGGGGTTGACTTCGAGGCGAACCTTCAACATCAGAAGTCGGCAGCCTCGAAGCTGACGTCATCGCTAAGAGTGGATGCAGCAGATTCAAAGCCCTCAACAGCTTCAAAGCTACAGGCCGCTCCGCCCTTATGTTCCTTAAGATCCAGAACCTGAACGCCCCGAAGTCGTAGGGTCATCCCCACGCCCAGAGCGGCTACGAACCAAGTGTAAGGCTCGAACTCAATGACCAACGTAGAGCCGCCGCCAATCGGTTCAGACAACGGATTGACCTTCGCATCCACAAGAACCGGACGCTGCTCCAGGCCCCGCGATGTCTTCGCTTTCATTTTGAATCGGAAAAGATAGTTACCAGTAAGCTCGCCATCGTCGTCGTACTCTTCAGAGAACGGGAGGTCGGCCTTCTTGAGCTTTGGCTTCTTATGCTCTTTGCACTCAGCCGCGTAAGCATCGTCGTGTAGCTTCTCTAGTGCATTGATAAGCTTCTGCCCGGCTTCACCGTCCAGCTTAAGCTGTGTTTGGTACACGCCGTTCTCATCGAACTTAGTGTCGGGCTCATTGAGGTGAGGGTATACCGCGATACCCTTGGCTTTCATGATTGGCATGTCAGTCTCCTTTTAATGCCTGAGTGGATTAAATTAATGGTAGAAATACTCACTTTCTCGGGCGAGTCGTACGTCCAGAGTTCCTCGCTGTGGAGGCTCTGGCAATGTAACACCATTCGGCAAGTAGCACGTGATCTCATTACTAAATCTTTGAAGTATGTCTTCGCTAAAGATTTCGACAACACTATCGAGCACATTGGTACGCATAGTGCCCATGTCAGCAGCAAGGCATAAGAAAGCGTCGTGGATAGTTGTTTGAAACGTCATGCCCATTGACGAGTTCATAAGCGTCGCCATCTCCCCAATGGCTTTATCAAGCGAATGGATCACATTTGGTGCTATACCGTTACGGTTCTTAGCTTTCCCTAGTTTCCCGGTGCCTACCCGAACGCGGTGCTGGCGAATGACATCGCCGATAACCGTGCGAACAGACTGCCCCGCCCATGTTTCATAAGCTTGCTTGACCATAAAGCCTGTGGGAGTTGTCCACCGGATAGCCACACCTTCGCTAATACAGATGTTCGAGACCTCTTGAAGCCACGACATAGCTTTACGGGCCTCACCAACAACGTCACCAATAGCATCCCACACAAGCCGACTAAGGAAAGAACAGGGCTGAAAGACTTCCTCCCATCCAAAGGGGTTTTCTATCTGCCGCTTCTTCCGCTCGTCATTAAACCACTCAATGATGTAGGTAGTGCACGAGTGTAGGGTGCCACTGTATGGAATAACCATGCACGGGCGTTTGGTAGCCTTGCGAGTAACTCCGAAGTCCAGCCACACCTGGGCCATTGGATGATCCGAAGCCTTAAGGCGTGCGATCGTTCCGTCCGCTACGTCTTGGTAGATGTCGCGGGGCCGGTCGTTAGGCAATACGTTTGTGGCGGCTGCTCCCACCGGGTCACGCATGAGCAAGGAATAAAGTTGCAGACCATTCGATGAGCCATCAATCGCACAAGGCAGGTGGGAAACATAACCACGCCCCACCCTCATATATGCAGCCCAGTCTTTGCAGAACGCTAAGAAAGCCCACGGCTTATCGACCTTGCCCCACAACGATGTAGTGCCGCAGGGGTCTGCGCTAATAGCTTCAATCATATCTCGGTTGGCGTGCACCCATTGCTGCCGCTCGTCTAGTGTGCACTTGTCTTCGCCAGCGACGTTTGCCCCATGGACTGCCAGCCACTTCTCAGCCTCATCAGTTTCGATAGGCTTCCCCTCAGCCGCCATCAACAAGGACCGGGCTTCGTCGCTGCCCTGTGGCTGTAGGAAATAAACCCGTGGATATTTTCGGCCCCGAAAGTCACAGTACCAAGGGAAGTACATCTCTTCGTTACGAAACTTATTCGCCATCCACAGGATCTTGGTGAGCTGAAGCCGCTTAGATGATTCCGCCTCATTCTCGAAACGAATCCGGGCCGCTAACTTCCGCCACTTGCGGCGAGCGTCAGCGTTTGTCTCGATGTCTACAGGCTTTGTGGGCATTGGTTGCCCACTTGCCGAGGGAAGCCCACCGATCTCGATGTCCGCCTCCCAGCAGTACGTCATCGTCTCAAGGATGTGCTCGTTAATAATCCACGGCACTCGTTGTAGTTGATTGACCGTTGCTTTCGTGGAGTAAAGCTCAAGGGCATCAAGCTCTTCGAGGTGCGTTTTGTCCCGCGTCTTGATTAAAGGCCGAGGCACTACGTTCTCGGTGAGGTAGCCCCCAGTGTAGACGTCAGTCCAGTCTGCCGGTCGCTCCACCATAGGTAGGTACATCGGCGACAAGTCTTCGGCATACTTGTGTGCCCCCTTCATCCACTCCATCAAGGCATCCGTAGCGTGGACATACGTAACCCGCTTGCCCAGTAGGCCGGTACGTGTTGTGATATCAATCAGACCAGTAGCTTGGTGCATCAACTCAATCAACACCATGCCGACCTTTACGCGGTCATTGGTCGGCCACTTCTTAAAGTTCTGCTTGGTGAACTTCTCAGTGTTCTGGAGGAACCTTCGTTTCGTGGTGTATCCAGGTATCCTCTTAATCTTCTTGAGTTGATCCTGCCAGAGGTGGGGCTCCTTGGCCTTAAGGTCTCGCCATCTCACCTCGTCCTCAACCATGCGGACTACTTTGAACGCCGCTTTCGTCAGCGTCTCGTGCATGGAGATCGAGTCAAGCACTGTCCGGGCAGCAATGGCTGCGATCATGTCTACCGGCAAGCTGTCGATGTAAGGGTACGCAGCACTCCTCTGGCCCACAGGCTTCTGCGTCACCATTCGCTTCCAGCCCTTAACAGCTTCAGCCAATAAGCTCACAGATTCCGTAAGGAGCCGACGCCCTACAGGGTGCTGGGTCTCCATGCCGATATGAGCAACACGATCGACCTTCTTCCAATACCGCTCGATACCGGTATCTCGCATCTCTCGCTCTAAATCAGATTGTCGCATGTTCTCGTTTCGTCCCTGAAACGCGGCAGCAAATCTGCCACACCTACCTAATCGGCAAAGTCCCTCGCCTTAGTGGATAGTTTATACCAAACAGAAACCCAAAGGCCGGAGCCCTTGGGTTCTGAGAGAAGAAGAAAGACTTGTCGCTGTGGATGGATACTAGATGGATTTTAAGTCTGATGCAAGTGGTGCGAGCGGCGGGAGTCGAACCCGCATCCCATTGTGTGGGGGCAGATTTTAAGTCTGCTGCGTATACCAGTTCCGCCACGCTCGCTTGGATCTGCCTCAAGCCCATACCACATTGGCAAGCGAAAGACTAGCGGGTCCGCTGGGCTCCAACAAGTTCACCGCGTCCACTAAGTTATGAGGGGCTAGGTGAGCGTACCGAAGCGTGGTCTCAAGGGACAAATGCCCGGCTAACTCCTTCACAGTAAGGATGGGAACACCACGCTGCACTAACCTGGAGCAGAACGTATGACGTAACGCATGCGGCACGGCCTCCTTATCGTTGGCCCATTCCATATGCAACCGAAGTCTATCCCACCAGTTGCGGATATGCCCCGCAGTTGCCCACTTGAATGGCCCTTGCTTGTGGAGCCGCATAGCTTCCACAGCAGCACGGGCTGCCTTGGTCATCGGGACGCCACGAGGTGATCCAGACTTGGAGTCTGGCAAGATCACAAAGTCCCCTTGGATATCCTGCCACTCAAGACTGCGAGTCTCCCCACACCTGAAGCCCGTGTCCGCTTGAAACCTCACCCAATGAGCAAAGTCTGAATGCCCCAAATGATTGAAGTATGCCGTCATCTCCCGAAGCTCATCGTCGGTAAACCATCGGATACGCCCCACCTTCTCGGTACGCTTCGTGACCTTGGGCTTAGAATCAATGATGCCTAAGTCCTTGGCAATCGTCAGGCACTTAGACAACGCCGCTAACTTTCGATTGATTGTCCCATTCCCAAGCCCCTCGGCCTGAAGCCCTAACGTCAGCCGGTCAATCATGAACAAGTCCACCGACTTAATAGGCGTATGGGCTCCCAAGATATCACAGCACTTCAAGGCATTCCGGTGGCTGTCCGCCCCAGACTTCTGCCCGCTCCAGTGATTGCGATACGTGTACTCGACAATCTCGCCAAGGGTCTTGGGCTTGCCGGGCTCCGCTCGCTGGGGAGTGTCCCCCATATCAGGGAGACGGCCAGCCACTAAGTCAGCCTTCGCCTGTGCAGCCCATATCTCAGCGTCTTCAAAGGTTCCAAAGCGTCTACGCTTCCGCACGCCCTTGTGGACTACGGTAGCCTGAAAGGTACGGCCATCGGCTCGTATGCTCATTCGAGTTTCTCCAGGATAATAAGGTGATAAGGATATTTGGCAACAAAGAGCCCCCGCCGATCCAGTTGACCAGAAGGGCGGGGGCTCAGGAGAAACCAAAGTCATGTATCAGGTAACAGTATACCAATAATCATACAGGCCAGAGTTCCGGCTCCGATGAGGGCCAGCACAGTAATCAAGAGCCACCCCCCGGTATCTTCTTGAGCCGAGTACGCTTCTGCATCTCAGCCGCCTGCACTAGCAGCTTGCCAGAGATCACCCAAGCCTCGTCTTTCTTCTTACCAGCGCCCATGTGGTGCTGAGCAGCCACGTAGTCCAATAAAGTCCCAAGGCGATTGCGTACCATCGTCAGCGTTTCGATATAGGTCTGCTCTGGTATCTGATTGCTCATGAGGTGGGCTCCTGCTTCTGGCGGTAGTCCTGGATCTCGACAGTTCCATCGTTATGGATGATCTTGATAACATCACGAGGCAGTGGGGCCTCGCCCTGTCCCGCCATGTGATCGGCGAAGTCCCGTTGATGGGCTTGGTAGTTCCTTAGATCCCGCAAGGGCACAGCGTCCCGCTCAGCTTGTGAAGGTTTCTTAGGCTTATCCATTAGATGATTTCTCCAGGTGATAAGGATCTACGGTATTGATCTGGGGCACGTCCCCGTTCATACAGATGGACTCGATCGAAGGAGTAAGGCATCGACGATCGTCCATACCGACGAATACGATGATTCGATCCTCCCAGTGCTTGAGGATCTGGTAGACATCGTAGGCCGTTAGGGCTTGGAGGTCTTGAGGAGTCATACGTCGCCTCCTGTAGCCTTGGCGATTGCGCGTTGAGCCATTTCAACGGCCGCCAAGTAGAAGCGTCGAGTCTCGGAGGTCTTGCCAGCCCTCGACTCATAAACTCTGAAAAACACAAGCATCGCTCCAAGTGCCTGCACTAGATCAGGCAGAGCCGCCACGTTGTAGGACGATATTAGGTCACCGTCATCAGGGCCGGGGCGCTCGTCCATATCCTCATAATCGGTAGTCCACACCTCCATAGTGCAGCCGTCCGCAGGTTCGATGGTATCGTCGTCGCTCAACACGACTATGGTATGCGTTGTACTAGGCTCACCGTGGGCTAGTTGGTACTTGCCTTGGTCGGTAAGGTCGTTGGATAGGGGTCTTCGTTCAGTCATCTTGTTTCTCCAGAGGTTAGGGCGTTAGTTTGCACGGGCGGGCACCGCCGGGCCAAGTATTTCTATAAGTGTTTCCGGCTCGACTCTGCCATCGACTGTGATGCCGCCGACGGTCAGCGTGAAGTCTTCCGGGTACTTGTGCGGATACTTGGAGGCGGGCCGCACCTTGCAGGTACCTGAATCAAAGCACCCTGGAAATCGCCGCTCCAAAGCCAACGATCGCTCCAGTTTGGTCAGCGTTTCAAGTTGGGCCGCTATTAGTTTACGATGGTGATCGAGATTCAAGCGTCACCTCCTGGAATAGGGGCAAGGGCGGCATCAATCACATCGGCATCAAGGGCATCAGCTGCCCATTCAATACGGACGTACGTACCGCCATTATCTGATGTATAGTGCTCGCAAATATCCGCAGCCATATACAGAGCCCAGAGGGAGTCCGTGTCTAAGGCCTCAAGGCGTGCACGTAGGGCGGGGAAGCGTTCAATCACACGCTCGCGGAAATCGTCCGCTTCATCCTTGAATGCGTCATATGCGGCCTCCTCCTCCGCTGCGAAGAAATGGTCCTCATCAAGTATCGGGTACGCTTCGAGGGCTTCGGATACTTCCAGCGCGTACTGGATCAATACAGCCGCATCAGGATGTATGGCAATCCATTCTACCCAGCCAACTAGGCTGCACCGCTCGTGCACTATCTCAAAGGGCCCGCATTCTTCGCCTGTATACGGATCGATCCAGTCGCCAGATAGGCTACCATCGGATTCCATAAGGCCGTCAAGGCGGGACACGACTATTTCCCAGTTGGAAAGTGTAAGGATATCGGAGTCACGATGACGGGATACAGGCGCGATAAGCCACCCGTGCCAGGCCCGGCCAATATATGAATCAGGTCGGGTCCATGTTGGGAGTGTTTCATTAGGTTTCATGTGTTTCTCCAGGTTGAGCAAGCCACCATAGGCCAGCAAGTCCCTGCCCCGTGGGGCAAGGTGTTGCGGGTCTTGGTTATCCTATCCGTCGAAACTCCGCCTTGCGGCTCAGTCTCCCCGGAGTGTGCGATGCGTTCCACTCTTCACACATCAGCCTAGCCTGCTCAATGGTAGAGGCGGTGCCGATCTTACGAGAGGGGCCTATGCACGGTTCGAGTCCGCGTGGATAATCGGGATTGGCCTTCCACCACGTACGGGTGAAGATTTCCCACGTTCCATAATCAATACTCATGCTTCACCTCTTGGCATGGCGACTAGTTCCTTGTATTCAGTTGCTGATACATGCACCCGCATCGCTTCATAGCTGTAATGCTTTGGCGCGCCTCGATACCCATGATCGGCCGTCTCGATAATGCCCCGAGTGGGGCTAATCTGGACCGATACCCGCCGTGGATTCCCGTTTCGATCATGAGGAGCAGCAGCGACAATATGCACCGGAGGGGCGGTCTGCTGCCCGATGCGGATTCCGTCGATTAGGGCATTGAGGCGCTCATATGTTTCTCGTTTGGTCCCCAGTGGGAGGATATCCCGAGCCCCTCCACCGGAGGACATCTGATCAACTCCAACTGCACCATAGGCCCAGTTGAGAAGATAATGTCCACTACAGGACACAAGACACCCGTTGATGCGTAGACACTCCCCGGCGTCATCCTTGGCGTACGCCTCCATAGGCTGGCCTGTAATCTCATTGAGGAGCTCAATACGACTGTCGAGGTGCTTCTTGGTTATACGTTCCATTTCGGTTTCTCCAGGTTGAAGGGTTTACTTCGATTCGGACTCGTGCCGAGCAGTATCGTTGATATCAGAGTGTAGGCTCGTGAAGGTGTCTATGTACTTTAAGGCTGTGAGGGCTCCAAGGATAAATAGAAATGTAAGGATGATGTCGATGATGGGCATGATGGTTTCTCCAGTTGAGTGTTGAGTGGTTTATCAGCTCAGAGCGTTCAGCGCGTGACACACTTTCCAGTCGGCAGATTCCAGAGCGTAGAGCTCAGCATGTCGCTGGTCGATGATGGTGCACGCCTTTGGACTGAATAGCGGGCGTCCCCAGTCCGTGCCGTGCATGTTGGAGCTGGCCCTGCTGCTTGGACTGTAATCAAACCCGTACGTCTCAAACATGATAAGAAGGAAATGCTTCGCTCGCCCGATGTCATTGATAGGGCAGTGTACAGCGTCGGGAAGATCGGCGATTGTGTGTGGCATTGTGGTTTCTCCTGTTGGAAGTGGTGGTGGTTAGGTCATTTGGCTTGAGCGTTCATTTCAACTTCGACGGCATCCAAGAACTGCTTGACAGAGGCTGGACGGGTGGCGATAGATTGCCAAGTAAGGCTGCCGTTTGGAGAAGCGTACTTCACAGCCGCTTTGATTCGGCGGAGTGTTGCAGGTGATACGTGGTAGATAGTGCTTCCAACTTTGGTCTCATGTGTCATCGTATTACTCCAGTTGAGTGTTTCATCCAGTCCGGCATTCATTGCCGAGTTGCATAGGATGTTACAGTCCTTTGTCGACCAGTCAACCAGTAGGCTTTAAGATTCTCAAAGAAATCTGATCGCAAAAAAGACCACCTCAAAGAGAGGCGGTCGATTGAGCCATCCAGCT